CTTTAACATGTTCGACGTTTTGGTCGATAATTGTGCGGTTGATGAGGACCCTAATGATGTAATGAACTTACCAGGTGTAGCTGTCCATATGGACGCAGAAAACGCAGCCAATTATATCAATTCTATTATTGAACCTGGCGCAAAGAGGATGGGCAAGAATAAGATCGAAGGCTTGAATGCAGTGTCGGTTGGCAAACGAAAGGAGGTAGTCGACGCTGTTTGTGGAATATTCGAGGATTCAGCCAACGATATAGATTTTGGCATCAAATTGATGACGAGTGGAGCAAAGGCTAGGATAGCTGAGGCGGTTAATGTAGCAATGGACGAGGCGGGGGGGCCAGCTATGGTTCCCGTAGTTAAGGAAGTCTACACTCAGGCTAGTGTTGGTTGCGAAACGGGAGTGGGAACGGACGACGTCACTAGGCCCAGAAGGGCATTCAGGGTTCAGAAGAGAAGGGACTTTAGGTCGTACAGAAATGCAGGCTGCATTGAAGCCGATGAAACATTGACGTACTACTTGAAGTGTAAGTACTTCATGAAGCCCCGAGACTCAGGTACTTTACATCAAATGGTATCTGATGCGAGAGTGCAAATGATGAAGAGTGGGCACACGTTGGATAGTGAAGTCGATTATGAGATGATGACCAGGGCTGTCATGGCGGCATTCCTTGTGGATGCTGCGGAGTTGGAGTTTAGACAAAGGCTTAAGAACTACGATGCCTTTGACGCTGCAACGAAGATCACGGAGGCGGCCAATGGAAATCTGGGGAGAATCGATCTGCTAGGCGCTAGGGCAGGTCAGGGTAGCATTTTGGGGAAAATGTTGCCTAGTCTCGACCTTGATACCCCCAAGGTTTGAGCGTGTTTACTAAGCCGTCCAGCAGTATGTTGTGGGCGTGCTGTTCGATCTTTGAAGAAGGAAATTCACATGCCGTATGCGCCCATGGAAGACCATGTAGGTGCAGTAACCCAGTGTAAACGCATTAATGATGTTGAAGACTGGAGTTGGGAATGTTCTGGACATAGATTGACCACGGTGCTGAAGACGAACGTAGACTTAGTAGACTCACATAAAATGAGTACATACCAACAGATACTCACCACCACAATTATTCCAGGTACCGAACAACAGACGTACTGGAATAGATGTGCCTGCAACGAATTAGACGGCCTGGATCGAAGACACTATCCGGTGCCGCTACCTGAATTGTTCGAGCCAGCGAACGATTTACAACTCAGGTATGTAGAAAACTGGCGCAGGTATATAGATGGCTTACTTGACACCCAGCCATATAAACCTGTATCACATGGAGAGATGATGGCTACTTGTAGGCCCAGCATCAAAAAGAGATATCAGAAAGCATTCGAGGACATTATACGCGAGAGGACTATTTTTGATAAGAGTACATCTTATGTCAAGGCGTTTATAAAGTTCGAGAAGGTTCCGATAGGTAAGGTAGAAACTGGGAAAGCTCCCAGGTGCATTCAGTACAGAGATTTCAAGTACATGTATGCCTTCAAACGGGCATTTCTACCTATTACTAAGGCGATAAAGAATTGCTCAGTGAAGAACTTATTTGGACAGCCGGTAAATACTATCTTTACGAAGAATTTACTAGGTTCACAAATAGCTGAGAGCATGAGGAGCCTTTGGGATAGTTTTTCTTTTTGTGTTGGGGTTTGTTTGGACCACAGGAATTGGGACGGGCATTATGACAGGCCCTTGATGGCAGTATCTAGGAACGCCTGGCTCACTTATGAAGCCGGGGGCGCCAATAAGGAGAAACGTAGGACACTCCTTTCAAGATGTTTAGATGAGCAGTTTTGCACTAGAGGCAACACATCTAACGGCGTTAGATACACAGCAAGGGGGAAAAGATGTTCTGGTGAATACACGACGTCCGACGAAAATGGGTCAGCAAACAAGCACATTTTGGAGAGTGTTTTTAGCTATCTAATAGATTTGTTAATTTCCGAGGGTAAGATAGACGCAGATAGGGAATGGAAAGTGTACTTTAGCATTAATGGTGATGACTCCGTTAGTTATATGGAGTTTGACCTGTGGAAGGCTATAAGTGCTATACCCAATTGGATGCAGCTGTTTAGGAATTTGAATCAAGAAACAGAGATGGAAATAGCAGCACTCAATTTTGAGCAAATATCGTATTGTCAGAGCTCTCCGGTTTACGTTGGAGACCGCTGGCTCATGGTTAAGAGCCCAATGCGTGCATTGTCCCGCATTGCATATACAGACAAGAAACTGGATGAGAAGACGGTATTACGATATTATCGATCGCTTGGGTTGTGTGAGCTGGCAATTAGTGCTGGCGTCCCATTACTGCAGCATTTAAGTTTGCGACTGTTGGAATTAGCTCAGGGAGCCCGGCCCATAGGCGGAGTGGACAAAACGTTGGCAAAAAGCATGAATCAAGGTAGGATTGCTTATGCTGAGATACTCATGTCCACCAGGTTTTCGTTTCAAGCAGCTTTTGGCATCTCGCCAAGAGAACAAATACTCATTGAAAAGATCATCTCCGGGCGCAACTATAATAGTCGGCAAGCTAGATTATTAATCGGAAAATACGAGACTTACCATCTCCATTGATACTCGTGAACAAAGAGACTTACCATCTCCTTATATTTATTTATTTATTGTTTTATTATTGTTAAAGTTTTTGGGAGTAGCAAATGAATGTCACCATACAACAAAAGAAGGGCAGTACTTCTAAAAACAAACAGCGATCTAAGAAGAAGCGTAATAACAAGACTTCTCGCAATCCGTTATCTGCGAAGGCTAGTAAAGGAACAGCAAAGGCAAACACCGCCCCCGTGTCAATAAATGTTACAACTAAGAAAGGCATCCCGGCTATTAAAAGCACCGCTGGGGGCATTACTGTCACCCATAAGGAGTATATCGGGGATTTTACTTCAAATGGGGCTAGTTTTGCTCTTAATAATTACAATGTCAATCCTGGTTTATCAGGCACGTTCCCCTGGCTTTCGGCGATCGCTAATAGGTATGAGTCTTATCTCATTGATGATTTACACTTTATCTATGAACCCATTTGCCCTACTACGACTCCTGGTTCCATTTTGATGGCGATGGATTATGATGCTGCCGATTCGGCACCATCCAACAAGGTTACGATTATGGCTTATTCGTCTGCAGTTAGAACTTCACCATGGAATAGGACTGTGTTTGCGGCTAGACGCTCTGATCTTCATAAGTTCGGAGTGCAGCGTTATGTCCGAAGCACGGTTCCGCCTACTAATACGGACGTTAAGACATATGATGTCGGGAATTTCTTTCTCGCATCGCAAGGCACACCTGCCGGGCCAACCCCACTTGGTGAGCTTTACGTTTCCTATACCATACGCTTTTTAACACCACAAGTTGGAACTGGCATACTAGCACCGTCTACAGTCATGGCGGCGGAGTCGCAGTCTACGATACTTAGAATACCAGCTGGGGTGGCAGCTGTAAACCTCTCGGGCGAATATCGAGGCTCGGGGGTAAATCCACTGGCTTGGCTTGAACCATTGGCGGCAACGACACCAGATCCAGTCTTGCTGCTGAATTTGAACAATGCTAATAATATGCTGTTGTCTTTCCGCGCCGAAAATGGCTGGGGGGGCTCAGCAGCTGGATGGAACCCTTTAGCGTTCTTCCAGAATATGAGAATGGGCACATCCGTTACGGATATAGGCGTTTCCTGGGCTGTAAAACAACTTGCCTTTGGTTTCGCCGAAAAGAATGACCCCAACAGCTTGTTTCAAACTTACCTCATTCAACCAACCATGGATGCGTTGTCAAAATCGCAGGGTGGAATATTTCCGCTTATTTTGAAGCGCCCCGCCACTGGTACATATCAAATGGCTGTTGCGTTAATGCCGGTCGCCGCTAACTATTCAGGCAATATACCGCAGATTACGCAAATGATAACAGATTGGGCATTCCCGCAGCTATACATACCTACATTCAATGCTAGCCTGCTTACTAAGGCAGGAATGCGGGCATCATTCACAGATACCCTAAACACCATACATAGGGCTGACCCACAAGATACGGTCAGTATGATAGATGATCTTGAGACTAAAGTTAAGACTAAGCTCAAGTGGTAGGGACATCTCATTTATTTATTTAGTTCTTTATTTGTTTATTGTTATTAATTATTTAGATATTGGGCATAATTATTTAGATATTGGGCG